AAGAATGTCCTGTCAGGGGTTGGCGCTGGCGCAGCAATCGGGGCGGGTATCGGTTCATTTATTCCGGTCATAGGTACGGCTATAGGCGCAGGAATCGGGGCAATCGTGGGAGGCATCGCCGGATTGTTCGCAAAAAAGAAGAAAGATGTGGTTGCTCCATTACTGGAAGTGTACCCTGACCTACTTGATGCAAACAATAAGTTCAATGTAGCCTTGGCAAAGACGCTTGTGGGAACCGAGGCTGTCACCGAAGAAACGTCAAAGGCGCTTGAGAATATGATCGAGTGGACTGAGGCGGCTGAAGCGGCGGAAGAACAGATGAAAGGGGTTATTGAGGAGCTTGCCGGGTCGCTCGGAAATGACCTGAAGGATGCGCTCGTTGCGGCATTTAAGGAAGGAGAGAACGCTGCTCAGGCTTTCGGTACTGCGGTTGATAAAGTCCTTGAGGATATAATTTCCAATATGCTTTTCAATCTGGTATTCCAGCAGGCTTTTGATAAGCTCGAGGAGGAGATGATGGCCAGTTATGCCATGTCGGGTGACCAGAACTGGCTCGATGACTTTCAGCGTTTTTATGCCGAAGCTCCCGACCTCATAAATAACTTTAACGCCGGGATGGCTGAAGCTCGCCGGGCAGCATCGGAGGCCGGATTTAATGTATTCTCAGGGGCTCAGCCTGCAAGCCAGATGAGGGGGCAAATCGAACGGAGTATTACCGAAGATACGGGGACTGAGCTTGCCGGGCTTATGAGAAAAATATCCGACGACAACCGCCAGAACCGGGATTACAATAAGCAGTCAGTAGAGGGGATATTCTTGGCAGTCAATAAGCTTGGAGAGTTGGTGTTCATTCAGGAAAGTATGATGCGCTTTATGGATGACACATACGAAGGAGTCCCGGTATTGACTCAGGCCACTCCTTCGACAACCGTTCCGGAAAATACTCAAGAGGAAAGTAAACCTGTATCGTTGGCTGAACTCCCGGAGATTATTTTCGAATTAAAAGCTATTCGTCAGATACAGGAGATATTTCTTGAGGCCTTCACTACCGGATTGGGGTCTGTCGAATCAACTATCGGGGATGCAATGTCACAAAGTAATGCAAACGTACCCGAGGCGAGCACACCTGAAAACAGGAGAATGATTGAGGAAGGGATTTACCTGAGAGACCGACGGGCAAGTTCAGTTGAGGACGTTGTGCCTGAAATGATATCCATGTTAAGAAACGCTGCCGGGCGTGACCGGGCAGACGTTGATTACAACCGAATGGCCGTAAATCATCTGGTGGCTATTGAGGCCAACACGCACGAAACGGTCAATGAGCTCAAAAAGGCGGTGGCTGAGCTTACTGCCATAAACGGAAATACCAGACCTGTTTATAGTGGAATAGGATTGTAATGGCATATGCGCTGAACTCAATAGACTTAAGCACCTACGGAATTATCGAGGGGCGGATACGGGGCGGAAACGTGGCGTTACAGGGGCAGTATGACTTCCCCTCGAGGATTGGCGACGTATTGCATGAGTGGGGAGATGAGAATTACCCGGAGATTTACACCGATACGGATGAGATGTTTTGGGGTGGCCGTGACCTGACGTTTGAGGCTCACATTCCCGGAACTCGAAGCGCAATTTACGATGCGCTTGCCTCGTTTTATGCGGCGACTACCGCACCTTCCGGGCTTCAATCATTTGCTACACCCTATGGCACGTTCAATGTATATCCTAAAGCCATTGCGGTTACTCACGGTTTCGGGGCAACGTCATTAAAAGTAACGTTCCGGGAACCTGTGGTTGACCTGTCTGGCGGAAGTATTCCCGCTCCGGCTTCCGGGATGTTTAAGATTGACGGCATACCACTTACGGCCTTCGGATTATACTATTCAGGGGATAAAAGCCTATTCAGCTTACCGGAAATGCAGGGGCAGGAATTCACTAAAATTGAGGCTGAGGGCTTTCAGGTGGCGTACAGGAAATCGGCCAAGTTTGAACTTAATGGCTCTTTGATTTCTGATAGTGTTTCCGGATTTGAGTCGAACGTGAGAGGGTTGTATGCAATTCTGGCGGCATCTGGGTTAAGAACCTTCAATCTCAATGAGCAGATTGAATTTACCGGGGCTGTCTTGAATGGCTTTAAGATTGAAAACCTGAATGTCGGCTCGTATGTAAGCGCAAACTTTAAATGTGATGTAACCCTAACTTCCATAACGCCGTGAATACCTTAACCATATACCGGGAAGGGTCGCCAGTTATAACGGTTGATATTGACGACAAAACCGTTTTTATCCAGAAGATAATGACCGAGCATCGAATTGCCTCGGAATTTTACTCTCGGTCTGTTTTGGACCTCCGGATTGGCGACTATATTACTCATAACCTCGAGAACTTTTATGTCAACCGCCTCCCGAGCATCACAAAACTGGATAATGCGACTTTCCAATACCGGGTTGATTTCGAAAGCGTCCTTTACGACTTGAATAAAAAGCTTTTCATAAGCACCGATGGACTGGCGGAGTACGGGCGCACGGGTAACGCCTCGGATTTTATAGGTGACATTGTTGCCAATATGAATGCTTCAGGCTTTGCCGGAGGCTGGACGGTTGGCACGGTTGATAGCACCGATGAGAAAACTCTGGTATTCTCAAATGAAAACTGCCGGAGCGCACTTATGAAGGTGGCAGAGGCTTTCGGGCTTGAGTTTTCTATAGCAACCAAGTCAATTTCAATGGTTGATAGCGTCGGTTCTATTACTGCCAATACGTTTGAATATGGCCGCAATAATGGGCTATACAGGCTGGTAAGGGAACAGGTCGCAGACCAGAATATAGTGACTAAGGTGTACGGATTTGGCTCGAGTATGAATATCCCATACACCTATAGGAACCGGGCTAAGCGGTTGGTGTTTGAGGAACGTTACTTGACCAAGAATACTGAGATTTACGGGGTTATTGAGGGGCAATATACCAATGATGACATTTACCCTAATCGGACAGGAAGCGTCACGGCTGTCAATATGGAGTTTGAGGGTGACGTATTCAATGTACGGGATAGTTACATCGAGGATTCGGCCATTACCGGCTTCGATATCAATGACTACGTTATTGCCGGGCTTGACCCGCTTATTGTATTCAAGTCAGGCGACCTTTCCGGGCAGGAGTTTGTGATATGGAAGTTTGACAACGCCACAAAGAGGATACATTTTAATCCTCAGTCAGATGAGGATGGATACACGACTCCTAATCCACTTAATGTTCCACAGGTCGGCGACCTATATACGTTGGTAAACATTGCGCTCCCGGAAAGCTATATTACTGACGCTGAATTGGCACTCAAGAACGCAACACAGGCATACCTCGATGAGAACTCCGTTCCAATGGTTGTTTACTCGGTCGAAATAGACCCGAAATACGCCAAGGCCAATGCAATGACCCTGCACGCAGGCGACCGGGTGACGGTTATTGATACTCAGCTTGGGGTTGATAGTCTTATCCGGATATCGGAAATTACCTATCCGCTTACGAATATTTATAAGGTCAAGGCTACTATTGCAGACTTTGTTCCTTACACGCAGCAGGAGCGCATTGTAAAAGCGGCGGTTTCGAATATTACTGAGACCCGGATAGTTGACCGGAGTGGGGATGAGCTTACCCGGAGATATACCATGCGCCAACGTCAATTAAAGGACTTGATTTTCGATACTGACGGGTATTTCGATGTAACCAATATCCGGCCGTTGTCAATAGAAACCCAGTATTTGGCCGTCGGAGTTGGTTCGCAGAACTTCCATCTCAACGGGGTCAGGATAATGGCCAACTACCTCGGCGACCCCAATAGAATTTACGTCAGCACCGGGCAGCTGGTACATCACGAATTTGAAATTGAGGGGCTGGGATACGAGTGGGTTATTGGCTCGGCACTTGACCAATCGGGACTTGACCCGGATACGGCATACTACCTTTATGCAAGGTGCGAAACCGATGCGCTGACGGGGACTTGGGTATTGAGCGCTTCCCATATCAAGTACAATGACGAGCCGGGATATTACAACTTCCTTTGCGGAATACTTTACACGGTCATTGACGGGGTGAGGGATTTTGACTTCACTTACGGGATGACCTACATAAACGGGCGGACAATAACGACAGGCCGTATCCAAACCGTCAACGAAATAAACTACATTGACCTCGATACCAATGCCTTCAATCTCGGAGGGACTGACGCCGGAATTGACTGGAACGTGACGGCTGCCGGGGTCTTGACTATCCGGGGAGCAGTTGTGCAAAGGGCAGTAGGCGAAACATTCCCGATAGTGGTATTCCGGGGAGCTTACAACCCGGTGACGGTTTACCACAATGGCGACGAGGTTATGTATAATAGTGTAATGTGGTTATATCACAACAACACACCCGCAGCCGGTATGCCAGTTATTGAAGGCGATTTTTGGACTCAGGTGGGGACGTCGGTATCTGCGACCCAAAGCCCGATACCAGTATTTCGTGGGCAATGGAGCGCCGGAGTTGATTATTACGGAACAACATCTCGGACTGATATAGTGTACTATCCGGATACTGGCTTGTATTACATTGCCAGAACAACCGCAGGAGACCCGTTCCGTGATATTCTGCCGACCGATACCGATTATTGGAGCAGCTTCGGGGCGAGCTTCAGCAGCGTGGCAACCGAAATTTTATTCGCAGAGTTCGGAGTAATTGAAAATGCGGCTATCAGATACTTCCGGGGAGTTCCGGTAACACTCGGAAGCCTTAATGGGTCGGTGGCGCACACTCAAGCAGCGACC